CTTAATATCATGACTGTTTCTGCTTCTAATAATATTAAATTTCCTTTTATTTCCACATTGCCTTTACTGCATTTAATCATCTTTACAAATTCCTTTCTTTCCCGTACAATAATCTTGGTTGTTTATCTATGCGTCCTAGAGGTTGCCGCCTCATTTATGGGCGCTCTTTTATTCTGCAAACGAGGTCTTCGTGATTTCCTATACTTCCCCATGATGTGATCTGATTATGTTTCACAAGCACAACCGCGTTTGCATAATCCTGATCGTATTTCAGACACCATTCTTCGAGCAGTTCTAAGATGCAGTTCATTTCTTCTTCGGCGTCTTTCTTTATTTCTTCGTTCATTTCTTTGTTCACCTCCTTAGATTGGGCCTGCCTGCAAGATGTAAATGATCACAGCCATCACCGCGTTTAACATCATGCTGGCGACTGTTACTGTGACCAGTCCTCTTGCGGCGTTATCTCTTTCTTTTCTTTTGCACCGGATCTTCTCCCGCTTACGATCCGCTTCCGGAAAATTTCTTCGCTCGATCGGGATCAGCTCCAACTCCGGCGCTGCCTGTAATTTCATCTCTTCCATGCTTGTCCTTCCTTTCTACCGCTTACGCGGTTTTCTCTTTTCGTATTAATGCCTCTCTGATAATCCGGCTACATGTATCTACGCTGCTTTGGATCTCTTCTTTCGTGCGATTTACATAACTATCGTCATGCACTCGGATTGTTGCTCCTCTTATATGGATTTCTTCAACAATCACGTTCTTCACCTCCTGTTTATGTTTATGTTTTAATGTTTGTACTTGTTGCGTTGTCCCTAAAAATCTCCTATACTTTAAATACAGGCACCGGCATGCCGAGTATTAAGAAGGGAGTAGCTACTATATGTATGATGTTTATTTTTCATATTTCGATGGAAATGATCACTTGTGCACGAATGTAGATAAAATCGAAATTCCTACTTCATCCGGAATAAGAACATATTCGGGCGATGAAATTGCATCTCAGCATTTTAGGATTCACTCAGAGATTTACCTGTATAGTTCTAGTACAAGTTACACAATTTCTACAACTGGGTTAAAAGCCATCGAAATCAGAAAGAAATAATCTTTCTATATTAGAACCTCTATACTAATTTCTGTATGGGGGTTCTCTTTCTTTAATTCTTCTGCTTTCTTCAAAACATCACTAACATCGTCCATCCTTGTTATGTGAAAAATTATTTTTATTCTCATTATTACCTTCACCTCCTCTTCTGCTTCAAAGTCATGTTTATCGAACACCTTTCCTGTTACACTACTCTAGGAAGTACTCAATAGATACTCCGAAGTAGTCGGCGAGGATTTTTAACTTGTCAGCTTTTGGATTGCTCCTGCCCGCCTTCCAATTTGAAAAAATGTTTTGACCAATTCCTGTATCTTTCGATACCTGATACGCTGTTTTGTTGGTTTTATTCAATAATTCAGCAAATTTTTCGTACACTTTTGCACCACCTTCCTTAATTAGCGTTATTGAATTTACTTTCAATATGTGATATACTTCCAATTGCAAAACCAATTAAACATTATTCGAAAGTACATCACATATCGTAAGTTTGTAAGACGCTTACTTTCGTTTGCGTAACTAAATACTACATCAGCATTCGTTATTAGTCAAGCATTTTTACTTACTTTTACGAAAGCATGCTATTTTCGTGAAAGGAACACAAAAAATGTATGAAATATTTGAGCAACTTTTACAAAAATACGGCATTAGTGCATACAAGGTAGCTAAAGAAGCAGGGGTGACACAAACAGCGTTAAGTAATTGGAAGAACGGAAGGAATACTCCATCTGTGCCTACCCTTCAGAAGATTGCTGAGTATTTTGGAGTAACTGTCGACTACCTTATGACAGGAAAGGAGGAAACTGAAAAAGAGCCAAAACTGAAACCTAAAGACGAAAAAGACATAAAAGAGATTCTTGCCAACACCGAGCAACTGCTCAAGCAGGATGGACTCATGTTTGACGGTGATCCGGCATCCCCGGAGGCGATCGAGTCCATCCTGTCAGCCATGCAAATCGGCATGGAGATGGCAAAGAAAAAGAACAAGGAGAAATACACTCCGAAAAAGTATAAAAAGGATTGATGTTATGAATATTAAACGGCTGGTGGATTCTCTGGTCAGAAAGTACAAATCACGGAATCCCTTTGAGATAATCGAGCATCTCAATGTAATAGTTGTCTTTTATCCCTTACACGGGGTAAAAGGATTTTATCAGTACTTTCAGCGTAACAATATCATCTATATTGATGAAACATTATCCGACAAAGAGAAACTGTTTGTTTGTGGGCATGAGCTGGGTCACATGTTCTTGCACAAGAAAGCGAATGCAATCTTCATGGACTCTCGGACGCAACTCAATACTACTAAGTACGAAATAGAGGCAGATCGATTTGCGATGAATCTATTGCTTTCCGATGCAGATATAGAGGAGCATTTAGATTTTTCTACAACACAGTTCTCACGGCTATTCGGGTACAATAAGAAGCTAATAGAATTACGGCTGAAAGATTTTAATTAATGTGGTGTTTTCTCGGAACAAATACAAGAGAAGAAAGGGAAACTTATGGGATTCACAGATATATTTAAAGGAAAACAGTATAAATCTGAGTTGGAGACGCTGCAACAAAAATATGAAGATTTACAATCATTATTAACCCCGGAAATGCAAAATGCTTTTGCTTTACAAAACAAAATCAGAGATTTAGACTCTATTATCCAGCAACGCAACCAGACAATTTCAGATTGTGATAACACTATAATCTCCAAAAATGCACAACTTGAAGACATTGAAAGACATATCTCTGACAGGAAAACAGAACTTGTTTCCGTGGATGAAGAGATATTGGTTCAGGAATTCGGACTATATAAACCGCATTATGATTTCGCAAATGCACTGGAGTATAAAGAAAAGCTATCCGAAATAAGGGCAAAGCAAAAAGCGATGATAAAGAATAAAACTGCTGTATCTGGCTTTACTTCATGGCAGGTTAATGGTAGTGCTTCGAAAGGAAAGAAAATGGTTTCCGACACACAAAAATTATTATTACGAGCGTTTAACAATGAATGTGATGAAGTTGTCGGGAAAGTAAAATATACTAACTTTGATGCTTCTTTAAACCGGATAAATAAATCTGCGGAAACCATTTCCAAACTTGGTACAATAATGGGAATATCCATAAATCGCCCGTATCTGAATTTGAAGATTGAAGAGCTGAAACTAGCGTTTGAGTACCAGCAAAAGAAACAGGAAGAAAAGGAAGCTCAGAAAGCCGCTCGCGCCGAAATGCGGGAAGCTGCAAAACTTCAAAAAGAAATCGAAGCTCAACGAAAGAAAATAGAGAAAGAACAGACACACTATCAAACGGCCTATGAAAAATTGTTAAAACAATTAGAATCCTCACCTGACGACGCTGATTTAATTCAGAAGAAATCCGAACTCGAAACTCAGCTTCAGGATATAGATAAAGCTATGAAAGATATTGATTACAGAGAAGCAAACCAGCGCGCTGGATATGTATATATAATTTCAAACATCGGCGCTTTTGGCGAGAATGTATACAAAATAGGTATGACGCGCCGTCTTGATCCACAAGACCGAGTTGATGAACTTGGTGACGCATCCGTGCCATTCAACTTTGATGTACATGCTATGATATTCTCTGATGATGCGCCAGCTCTCGAAGCTGCGTTACATAAAGCGTTTGAGGATAGAAAGCTTAACATGGTTAATACAAGACGAGAGTTCTTCAATGTTACATTAGACGAAATAAAAGAGGTTGTTAAAAAGAATTTTGACAAAACAGTAGAGTTCATCGATGTGGCTGATGCCGAGCAATATCGCATCAGCCAAAAAATGAAACATCAAAGTAAATAAAAAACCGCCCCGGTGCGCCAACACCAGGACGGAAATAACTAACGTCTCCTGCCCCACAGTGGCAGGGGAACAACTAAATAATAACACCTCCTGAGAGCAGGGCGGACTAATCAAAAGACGGCTCAATGGATGATTCTCCTTGTAGAGCGCAAGGAGCTTAAACAAAATAAGGCTCAGCGGGTGAATATCACAAAGGAAAAGAGGTGAATCACAATAAAAGAAGTTTCAAAACTAAATTTCAATCTGTTTGATGATGGATTGAATTTCGTTTCAATCGGACACATACGACCAGAAATCGTAGACTCTATTATTGAAAAATGTCCTGAATTTGCGGATATACTCTCTTCTGATACTGATATTCTCTTTTGGAAAGATCGTATTAAACACACAGAGCGTCATAGACAAGATTTTGTATCGGATGAAGAATATGAACTATGCTTCGAACAAATTCCTGACATTATACGAAATCCCGAATTTGTAAGTATCCATCCGAACAAAGACAGCATTTTTTTCATTTGCCGATTCACCGATCATATATCTGTTGCCGTTCGCCTATCTACTGACGGACGCTTATCATACAGAACTATGTACCCCTTGCGTGAATCACAATTGTATAATTACATAAAACAAGGACGAGCTTGGAAAGTCTGATTTGACAAATTTTCTATCATGGTGTAATATATCCATACAGATAGAAAATAATATGTTTATGAAGATGAGTTATTCAAGGATAGAACAGGCAGCTATCACGCCCTCGTGGTCTTAAAGAGATGTCGGATTGCCACCCGACTGAATAACTTATCTTTCATGATAAACTCCGCCGTTAACCGGCAGTATAAAAGACATATTGCCTATAGGGCATCAAATCAGACCTCGTAGAAATACGAGGTCTTTTACGTTATATAAAGAAAACCGCTCCTGCGCCAACAGGAACGGTTCAAGTAACATTCCGAAGAATGATACCCCAATTCAAAAATATTGTATCATCTTCGGTCAGCTATCGCAATCAGAACATTTGTTTTTGATAGCTGTTATTTTTATACTTTTTTACATATAATTACATAGGAGTGTGATGCAATGTCTTATTTTATTTATGCTCGTAAATCAAGAAAGGACGCCGATCTTGAAGCGTTGGGGATTGATGTGCTTGAGCGCCATATCACTACTTTGCTGGAACTTGCCAAAGCGCTGTCACTTCCGATCGGGGCGATTTATCGTGAAGTTGTCTCCGGCGACAGTATTGATTCCCGCCCAGTGATGTCTCAAGTGATGGCTGAAGTAGAGTCTTGTATGTGGGACGGATGTCTTGTTATGGACGTTGATCGCCTCGCCCGCGGTGATACGATCGACCAAGGGCGTGTACAGCGTGCATTTTTCTATTCAAACACAAAAATCGTCACCCCTAACAAAACGTATGATCCGGCAAACGAGTACGATAACGAATACTTTGAATTTAGTCTGTTTATGAGCCGAAGAGAATACGCAACAATTAAGCGCAGGATGCAGCGTGGCAGAGAACGAAGTAGCTCTGACGGATATTATGTCGGAAATATACCGCCCTACGGATGGCGCCGTGTTATCGCTCCTGATGGCAAGCACTTCTCTCTTGCTCCCGATCCGGTCGAAGCTCCTGTACTGGATCTGATGTATGATTTATGCGGGAATAAACAGTACGGTTATCAAAAAGTGTGTACTCATATGGCCGAAATGGGAATTTTATCAAGAAGTGGACGCCCGTTTACGCCGTCCACGCTAAAAGGAATTATATCTAATCCGGCAAATATCGGAAAAGTTCGCTGGGGACATCGGAAAACGGTTCGCACGGTCAAAGATGGAAAAATTTCCCGTTCTCGCCCGCACTCGTCGGATTATATTCTTGCCGATGCAGTTTGGCCGCCCCGGATCAGCGCAGACCTTTTCCAGCGTGCCAACCAGCCAAAGGGGAGCTGCTCCGCTCCGGTGCGTGATGACAGACCAATCCAAAATATTTTTGCCGGTCTTGTTCGGTGCTCCCAGTGCGGCCGGCTGATGGTTCGTAAAAAAGCGCATACTAAAACGCCTTATGACATTCTAATTTGTCAATACACGGAATGCCCTACAGTCGGTATCCGAATTGATGAGTTAGAGCTCGCCTTGTTGGAATGGCTGCGAAATTACGTAGATAAATACGAGCTTACTGATGCGTTACCTGAGGACGCGGAGAACGTCGCCGCAAAAGAAGCGATTGTTAAGAATTTTGAAAAAGAACATGAAACGCTTTTGAAGCAGCGCGAATCTCTTTTTGATTTTCTCGAGCAAGGTATCTATACGAAGGAGATTTTTATCGAGCGGTCAAACGCTCTCGAACAACGTGTAAAAGAATGTATGGAGCACATTATCTCCGCGCAGAACGACCTTCACGCCACGCTCGCACTGCAGGCAAACCGTAAAAACTTCGTTCCGCGCTGTAAGAATTTACTTGGCGAATGGGGTAAGCTTACGATTCCTGAAAAGAACAGCGCTTTGAAGGTTTTAATCGAAAAAATCATGTTCACAAAGACAAAACGAAACAAAAAGGGGCAGGATCGTTCTGATTTTGAAATTGATGTGTTCCCAAAAGTGCCGAAATAGCGGCGTTTTTCGTTCGTTGCATCTTCTACGAGCGAAAGAACTCGCTCACATGGAAATGGTATGCGCCATCGTTTATCAGCTCACCAAGGACCTTTCTCCGGAGGAAATCGAACGCTCCGGATTTGCTCCTTATTATGTAGATCACACACTTGCTCTCTGGCCACAGGCAGCAAGCGGCGCCCCATGGACAGCAACTTATTTCCAATCAAAAGGAGATCCCATCACCGATCTTCATGAAGATCTTGCGGCAGAGCAGAAAGCGCGTACAACGTACGATAATATTCTTCGTCTCGTAAAAGATCCTGAAGTATGCGATCCGATCCGTTTCTTAAGACAACGTGAAATCGTCCACTACCAACGTTTCGGTGAAAGTTTACGCATTGTACAGGAAAAACTCGACAGCAAAAACTTCTATGCTGTCAATCCCGAGTTTGATAAATAATCACTGCAACACAAACTTCCCCTCCCGTTTCAGAGTTTTCTCTCTCCGGGAGGGGAAATAATTTTTCATTTATATATTTTCAGAAAAAGGATTTCTCTTTCACACTTACTGCAGCGTCACTTCTATAGTCTGCTCTTTATACTCTCCGTTTGTCTGAGGAATCTGGATTTTTAACGTCACAGTTGTACCTTTCTCATAGTATTGCAGCTGCTCCTGAAGAGCCTCCATGCTGTCTACTGTTATGTCATCAATAGCTGTGATAATGCACCCTTTTGTCATTCCTGCTTTTTCTGCACCGCCGCCTTTTGCAATTTCTGTTACATATACTCCTGCCGGCATCTCAATCTGCTGTGAAAAGGCATCCGAAACACTGATTCCGGTTATGCCGATAAGGCCTCTTTTATCTTCCGCAACTTTTGTTTTTGTTTCTCTGTTCATAAGGTTTTCAATCAAATCACCGACATCACTGATCGGAATTGCATATCCGATTCCTTCCACACTGTCACCTACAAGTTTTGAAGAGTTAATGCCGATCACTTCCCCATTTACATTGACAAGAGCGCCTCCGCTGTTTCCTTCGTTGATCGCCGCATCCGTCTGGATCAATTTCACACCGCTTTCCTGTGTATCTCCAGTCTCTTCATTTGTCATAGAAACAGAACGGTTCAATGCACTGATAACGCCTGTTGTCACAGACTGTCCGTATCCAAGTGCATTTCCGATGGCGATCGCAGGTTCGCCGACTTTCAGGCTCGTGGAATCACCCAGAGTGGCAACTGAGATTGCATCCAGTGTATCATCCGAAATATTCTCAATAGGCACTGCAATAACTGCAACATCATACTGGGCATCTGTACCCTTAATGTTTGCTTCTACAGTTGATTCATCCGTAAAGGCAACTGTAAGAGTATCGCTTCCCGCAACAACATGATTGTTCGTCACGATCAATAACTCTGTGTCTGTTTTTCCGATAATAATTCCGGTACCTGCGCCTTTTGACTGCTGTTCATAAGTTCCGCCGAAAAAGCTGCGGACTTCTTCTACCGACATACTTGTGATAGAAACAATAGACGGCATCACCTGATCCACAACTTCAGATACATCAGATGTCACTACGCTGGATGATTTTGAAAGAGGAGTCCCTTTACTTACCTTATCAGAAGATGCGGTTGTAGATTTTGAAGAGTCAAGCAACCCAAACACCCGGTTTCCAACCACCGTTGTTGTAAGGAAAATCCCACTTGAAACAACACCGAATAAAATAGCAAAACCTACGACTGCAACCGTCCGCATCAAATTCTTATGCGGCTTTTTTTCCTTTT